TATTTGTATTAGGATTAACTACCGGAAATGCAATCAAATCATCAATAGTTTCAGCAGTCGAAGATCCGATCAGTGTCTTACTGGCAATCCATTGCTTCATCGCAGCGGGAGCATCTTGAACCCTTGCTGGAACATTCTCAGGCTTTTCGGCACCACTATGCTTATAATAACCGGCTACATAAGCCTCGAAAGTCTTATCAACAGAAGCCCAAGAAATAGTCTCAGTACCTTCAAAAGAAGGCGTTCTAGCTCTCCTCAAAACATTAACATTAATTTCATTCATGTTATTTACCCTCGGGATACCACACCCATCCTCCCAGCTACAAGCTCCTCTTTCCCCACCTTTAAGAATGGCCAAGTGATCCGGAATTATCACTTTAGCCATAACATCATATTTATTACCATCAAAAATACCGGAACTAAATTCATCTACTGAAAAGAAACCCACACTTACATCAAATCTCTTATTATCATCGATAAGTTGATCTACTAGGCTCAAACCGGAAACATTGCTAGAATCTATCCAAACCTCTCCAATTAAAGAATTAGCATCTCTATCGAATTCAACATTAAAAAAATATCCTACAGTAAGTGTTGAAATAATCTCAGGCACCCTCGCACTAACATATGTACTACCAATCTTAGGATGTCCTATTGTAACCGGAGAAAAATTCCAACCAGGAGCGGATACCGATAATACTTCCTTCGGAATATATAATCCATTCAACACACCTTCACGAATTGCAACTACTGGAAATACATAAAATATTTTCCCATTAAGTTCTCTCTCTTCGCGTTTAACAGCTTCATTAGTCAAGGAAGAAAATAAACGTATATCAGTCATAATCCCTCTGAATTTATATCGAAAAGTTTAGCAATTTCGTTCACCTCTATATAGTATTAGTCTTCCTCCTCTTCATTCTCATTGTCACCACTATCAATCTTAGAATCAACTTCTTTTATAGTTGAGAATCCCATAAGACCGGGAACGTTTAGAATCTCAAAGGCTTGTTCCTTAGTAATAATTCCTACCGAAACCGCATCGGCAAGTTTCTCGGCAGCACGAGCCCAAGTCCACACGGCCTGAGCCTGTCTAGCTTCATCCATCTCAAACAAAGACGGCCAATGGACATCATATACTCCATCAGGAGGAGAAATCACTCCAAGATCGATCATCTTATTAACAAAAGGTCGCAAAATAACCGGCTCGGCAAATTGTTCCTGCCGTTCTTTGATCCTGGAATTCCAGTTAACTTCATCCTGTTCCGAAGCAAGCTCACCACGCTCCGATCCAAACAAAATTCTTTTTGGAATCTTGGTAGTACCGGAGATTAAAGTAATGATAGCATCAAATACTCCGGAAGGATCGGCTATTTGAGAACGAATCGGCTTAACATCAACACCTTGAGTTCTTATTACCCTTCGAATCCCATGAATATATTCTTCAATCTCTTCATCCAATTCGGCAAGGCTATCATTGTCCAATTCACCTAACTGAAATTCTGGATTAACATCAACATGAAGCCCTCGGTAAGCTCCTTGCCAAAACATTTCAGCCGAACCCGGGACAGTCTTATCTAGATCATCCAGCAGATTAAATACGGCTTGCAATCTAGGCGTTCCGTATACTTCATCCTCCATAAGATCTTCTGCAACATGAATAACCCGACTGGCATGTACAGTAACATTCATATAATCCACCGAAGCGTATGACTCGGGAGACAATGTAATCTCATATAGCAAAGGTTTGCCGAAATCAGGATCGCTACGATCATCTACCAATTCTTTAATCCTTACGCTTCCTTCAGAAAATACGGATAGATGCGTTATTTGATTTGGATCATCAAGCTTCCCTTCAAGCTTCTTGGAAAGATCTCTCCCCCGGCTCCCACCTATTCCAATCATAAGAATACCGTATCTTCCTATTCCAGAAATACGATCAACTCGTTCAAAATAATGTAATACCCTAAGTCTTTTATTCAATGCAACCCAATCTTTCTCAAAAGGAGTATCGGGATTTTTTGAATTATTTTCATATACAATAGGAGGCCTTCTCCAAGTTGCACTCGACGGAGCATCTACAATGCGCTTTGCAATACCACCTCTTGTATATTTTGCCAAATAATCATTAAATGAAATAACGGATTTGTACCCAAGAACTTTGTACAAATCCCTGGCACCGCCAAATTGCTTGCCGAGATATTGTGCCAAAGATGCACGAGATACTATAGATGCAAGTACCTTCAGCTTATTCTCGTCAAGTCTCTTTTCGACACTAACAGCATTAGATTTATTTGGATTTTTAGAATTCCATTTCTGTTGCATGGATTGAGATATCTTCAACTTAGCTTCTTCAGAATGCTTACTACCTTTCTTCATCTTCGGATCTCCCAGATATTGAAACAATATTCCTACCAAAAGATATTCTAGGTAAAATGCTTTTCTTATTGCTCTTCCTGTCACGTCCCCAACATAACTTCCTAGTTCCTCGCTGTAACCGTAGTAGCGCTTGTGTAGTTGAATCTATCTGGTCCCAGTAAGCCCCGCCGCCTTCCGGCGTTGCATTAGCGAATTCCTCAATATAATCATCTACCCAAGCCGCATTACGTGGAAGTAAAACATTACCTGCCTCGATGAATGGGACTATGGCATTTAATCTTGAAACCTTATCGTCATGACCGGGATCAAACGGAATAATACAAGGGATCCTGCTCTTCAAATATGAAATAACTGCAGGACCATTAGCCTTTTCTTCAACTAAGATATAGTTACAAGGCCATTTTGCATACATCATCTCAAGTGCCCTTACCGACTCGGGGAAGTCAAGCCGCTTACGTATCTGATGAAGCAAATAACGATTGGCGTCTTTTGCGGCCCATACCTGGCCGACTACATAAGACGAAGCACTAGTTGACTTAAATGAAAAATCCCATGAATGAATTACAACATCGAATTTCAAATTCCCGGAAGAATCTTTGGGAAGCTCATTCCAATCGAAATAACGCCACCATTCCTTTTTAACGATACCTCCCTCGGGCGGTACCGGATTCTGCTGGTACTGAGAAGCCCAGGCATATGTACCGACCACCTTCTTTATATGCTCAACGTCTTTCTTATCGTACATGGAAGGCCACAGGAGCTCCCCGGCAAATGTTCTCGGATCTTTGAACCCTATTGATGTAGTCTTCGATCTACGAGGCTCATATTCCATTGGAAGCTCCAGAACTTCCCACCCTCCTTGCTTCATCAAGTAACCTGCCAGATCTTCCTCGTGGACTCTTTGCTGAACAAGTATCATGACTCCGGTTTTTGGATCGTTTAAACGAGTACTCATGGAAGTCGTCCACCATCGTATAACGGCTTGCCGTTTGGCTTTCGAAGGAGCCTCTTTGACATTGTGGGGATCATCGCAGACTATCATCGTCCCACCGAGGCCGGTACCGGCACCACCAACTGAAGTAGCTATCCTATATCCTGTCCTATCATTTACAAAATATGTCTTAAGGTTTAGGTCACCGGATAACTTAAACGTATGGCCCCAATTCCTCTGATACCAATTTGAAAGAACAACATTACGGCAAGATACGCTGTGATCCGTCGAAAGCGTCGACGAATAAGAGGAAAACAAGAATTTCTCGGAAGGATCTTTAGTCCAGGCCCAAGCCGGAAAAAATACCGAACACAATCTTGACTTTCCGAATCTCGGAGGAATGCATATGACAAGACGTTTTATGTCACGATTATAAGCCGCTTCTAGATGATCGCATATGATATCGATATGCCAATTGGAAGAGAATTTAGTCGTAGGATCCGTGACGTGCCAAGCCTCTTCAACAAATTTCTTGAATTTGATTTCAGGGCCTTTTGCAGACACGAGTCCCTTTTCAACCACTTCAAGCAAAGAAGATATATCGTTAGAAACTTCCATAGTTTACTATTATAGTATCGCATACTCTTAACAAAATGTCCTTAAATATTACTTTTTAACACTATTCTCAATATCTTTAACTACAATTCTTACTTTCTCAATAATTCCCTGATGCCTTTTCCATACCGAACTTTTAGACCTTCCCAGGGCTTTCCCAACTAATCTATATGACATTCCTTTTACATAAATCATCTTAACTATTGACTTTTCTTCTTCACTAAGCATCGGCATTACCGAATCAATTATCTTAAAATTATCTAATTTCCTATTTAATCTTATTTCTTCGTGTTCGTTGTTTTCCTCGGATTTAATCTCGTCATAGATATCTAGTATCCCAGCCTCGACAATCTCGTCTAACGAATCTATCTCAACAACATGATGAAACTCTTTTCTGACATAACTTATGATCCTGCCACACATTTTTATCGTAACATAGCTTCTAAATGTATTGCGTCTAGCCGGATCGTACTTCTTAGCGGCATCAAGCATCCCCAGCATGGCTTCTTGTACAAGATCATCCACAATAGATGAAAATGAAAAGCCGAACATGGCGGCATAGCGATATGCAAACCTTCTGGCAAATCTCATGTACCAAGCAATTTCTTCTTCGGAAAATTCGTATTTACTCATAATAAAAATTATAACACATGGAGATGCAAAAATGGTGGACACTTTTTTCGTTCCCTGCGATACTATAAGAGAAGATCACAAGCATGGTACAATGAATTTTAAAAAAAGCAGTACTTAGAGGTTGAAATTGGATTTGACTTGTGGTAGAATAGAACCGAACACAATGGAACTTAGAAATTTGCATACGCACGGACAACATGATACAATGGACATGATGGAAGTGCGTAGTTTTAACAGGTTGGGACAAGGGCGCAAGCTCACGGTAAACCACGACTGGCACCGGTGGCTAGAACCGTCGACGGCTGCCGGGCTCGTCCGGAATACTGTTGGCCCGTGGGTTAGGGTGAACGGCGCCGTAAGGAGTTATCCGTCAGGGGACTCCGATAAGGCACAAGGAACAAGGGTAGGAGTTCTTTCCTATTCGGGTTCCGGAAGCTCTCTTTGTCGGTTTCTGGACGCCTCCAAGCCCCCCCAACCATTGGCGATTTAGTTGCGCGAAACTCAAAAAATCGCGGGTAAGGGAGAAGTGTGTCTAGTCATTTCTGTTCACGAACTTTTGTATCGTGAAGAGATAGAAGAAAGGTTCTTAGGGAACTTTGATTTGAAAAGAAAAATTCTTCTGGAGTCCCTAGGAAATGAAAAAGAAAAAGAGTTTTGACTGATGAAAGCAAGTTGAGATCTTGGATCTCAACGCAGGTTTCATCAGTATTCCCGAAGGGAATATCAAAAAATCCCTCCACGAAAGATTCGAAAGGTTCTTAACGAAAGGTCCGAAAGGCTAGTAAGTCCCTTACGGGACAGAAAGAAAGTCCCTTACGGGACAGGGACAAAGGACCTGATAAGCACTAGGGCAAAACAAGATCTATCAAGATACGAACAAAGTGTTCAAAGGTTAAATTGGGAGAAGTGTGTCTAATTTACATTAGACCATTTTGGTTTACTTTCGTATCGATGCGCTTACGCGCCATTTTCTATCAGGACTAAGGGACTATAGGACTGAACCCTGTGCTTCGCACATGGAGCATCTCAGATAGGTTCGGCACTATCGTGCCTCACATCTTTCGATGCTCCATATTTTTTTAATAATTCTGATAAGAGATCTGATAGAAGTAACCTTTCCTCAGAAGTATTTGACTTCTGAAGTGAAGATAGGTAAGCAGAGATCATATCAGTATACCAGTTACAATTTCTCCGGGAAGGAATCTATCGTCAGAACTTCTGGAGCTGAAAAATAAGATAACCCGTTTGGCTATATTCCCAAATATGAAACTAGTAATATTGTAATGAACGGATGCCAATCGTCTTGCGATTTAATATATGTCTCGATTGATTTTTGGTTAAGTCTGTGATATAATGGTTCAATCGTTTTTAAATGTTCTGGAAAAAGACTCCTCAAATCGTTACTGTTTCCATAGTATGAGGTCTTTTTGTCTTAACAAGTACTAGTTGATAATCTAGAGCGGAGGTTAGGTATGAATGTCTTCAGCGATCCCTATTCCCAATTCATCTACAAAAGGACATATGCCAGGTGGCTTGAAGAGGAATCCAGGAGAGAGGGGTGGAACGAAACGGTGGGAAGATTTATGACGTTTATGGAGCAAAAGCTACAAGATGCTCTTACTTTAGAGGAATATTACGAAATAGAAGAATCTATCATGAATCTAGAAGTTCTTCCCTCCATGCGTCTATTGTGGACTGCCGGTAAGGCCGCTGATAAGAATAATGCATCTGCATATAACTGTTCTTATGTGGTAATCGACGATATCAAGCGTTTTTCTGAAGCTTTATTCTTATTGGCATCGGGGGTTGGTGTGGGGTTCTCGTGCGAGAAAAAGTTTATTTCGAATCTTCCTACGGTAAAAGACGATAAGTTTAGTAAACCTGACGTTTACGTTATAGAAGATTCCAGGGAAGGATGGTCTAAAGCTCTATTATATGGGATGGAACGTTGGTATAATGGATATGATGTAGAGTTCGACTATGGAAATATCAGGCCTTTTGGTTCCAGACTAAAAACTTTTGGTGGAAGGGCCTCGGGACCGGATCCATTAATTCGTTTGATGAATTTTACAAAGCGGTCTATACGAAATGCCTCGGGGCGTAAGCTTAGACCCATTGAAGTCCACGATATCATGTGCATGATTGGAAGTGTTATTGTTTCAGGAGGAGTCCGGCGATCTTCTCTTATTTCATTATCGGATTTCGACGACGATGAGATGCGAATGGCAAAATCTGGATCCTTCCCGGAGTATCGCTACATGGCGAATAATTCCGCCGTATACGAAGAAAAACCGAATTACGATGAATTCCATAATGAATGGACTTCGCTGGTTGAATCGGGAACGGGAGAAAGGGGAATTTTTAATCGCGAAGCCGCTTACCTAAAGTCTCCCGAGAGACGTAAGAAGTTCCTCGATAAAGAACGTATCGGAACGAATCCTTGTGGTGAGATCGTCTTAAACAATACTCAGCTATGCAATCTTACCAATATCATAGTCAGGTCTTATGATGATCGTCGTAGTCTTTTCAGGAAAGCCAAGCTGGCCACTATTCTAGGGACGTATCAATCTACCCTTACGAATTTCTCATATCTTAGTGAGGAGTGGAAGAATACTTGTGAGGAAGAACGTCTTCTTGGAGTATCTCTTACAGGTATTTATGATAATCCGGATCTTGTGATTGATAGCAATCTTCTTTCAAATTTAAAGAATTATATCGTTAAGGTTAATGCAGAATATGCCAAGAAAATGGGAATCAATCCATCAACCGCAACTACTTGCGTCAAACCGAGTGGAAATTCTTCTCAGTTGGTTAATTGCAGTTCCGGCTTACATCCACGGTATTCTAAGTACTATCTACGTAGAGTCAGGGTTGGTGCTGCGGACCCTATCCTAGATGTACTACGTGTATTCGACGTTCCGATTTATCCCGAGAACGGGAGTGGGGAATCCCCTACCGTATATGTTGCTGAATTCCCGGTTGCATCTCCCGTTGGAGCTATTACTAGAAGTGACATAGATGCAATTACTCATTTAGAGCATTGGAAATGTTTTTCCGATAATTATGCAGAACATACTGTATCGGCTACGATATATGTTGGGAAAGATGAGTGGGATAAGGTTGAGCATTGGGTTTACGATAATTTCGACAAAATCGTAGGGCTCAGTTTCCTCCCCAAGGAAGATGATTCGTTGAAGTATGATCTAGCTCCGTACGAAGAGATAGATCGTGACGAATACTATTACAGAATCAATCAGATTGAGAGTTTGGATATGGGATTGCTAAGACTGTTCGAATCGTCTGATTTTACTTCGGGAGCAAGAGAGTATGCCTGTACATCAGGGACTTGCGATATAATATAAGTTGTGGTATAATGATAGATGAAAAATGCTTTTTGTAGATTGTTTAGACTTGTTGTCATAACAGTAGCAATTGCTTTTATCGTATTTATGATATATGTTGAAACCGGGGTCTTTACATCATGTATCATAGGAGCAATTATAATATGGGTAGTCGGGATTTCTCGTTGGATAAACAATATAGATATTGTAGTTGGTTTAATTTTAAGAAAAAGGAGTAAGAATTGATACTAAGCATTTTAATTTGGACATTTCGCTTGTTGTTCATGGCGATACTTTTTGTACCGGTAATATGGTCTATTGCCACAGGAAATATTCTAGTACAAGTCTGTGGAGTAATTGCACTGTTGTTTCTATTGAGTATATTTAGGGGACTTCTTGATCTCGACGAAGAAGAGTAATTCGTGGAGGAAATATGATTTCTAATTTGTTACTTAATATCGGTTTGATGCTTGGTGTACTACAACAGTTTCCATCCCGAGACTTTATGTTGCAATGGGACTACTCGGATGAAGATTTGGCAAGGTTCGAAGTAACTGAATTTCGTCTGTACGAGGCTTTGTGGCCTAATTGCGGTACTCCTGACGGACCTTTGACTTGGAATCAAGCTCAGTCGATTGCTCCTCCATTGCGATCAGCTCAGGTTACAATCGTAGGGGATGGTATTGGAAGATGGTATGCAGTAACGGCAGTTAATGAATTTGGTGAATCTGAAATGTCAAATAGTGTAAAGGTCTGTGCTGCAATGCCGTCTAGACCCGAGAATCTTCGCAGGATTATTATTCCTGTACAGTAGTACTATTTGGAGACATAAATGGCACAATTGCTAGTAAATATTCGCCATGTATCGGATGATACTTGGGTCCCCGGTCAAATTATCGTAGTAATGCCGGACGATCACGTGTGGGGGAGGTTAGAGTGCCCTCCGAGATTTGTAGTTATTAAGATTCCAAATGTTTCAGTAGATGAATTCAAGAGTTTTTTAAATGACGAATATGAAGTATCGCTTAAAGAGGCAATTGATGCTAAGGAAAGTATTACAGATGAGAAGATGGATGCTTTACGTATTAAAAATGACAGGCCGAGAGCTTGGAGATTCGTATGGAAAGATATTCCGGATAAGACTAAGGACATTATGATGACGAAGGGTTATATTACGGTTACTAAGGACTTGTGGGATAACGTATTTAGGCCTCGTCTTAGAAATGAATGGCGATTGCGGAAATTTGGTGTAGTTGAATTAGCTAAAAAGACTGCCGATGATATTGGATTAAAGGATGGCAACTGAAGTTGTAAAGATAGTCGATCCTGGTGGAACTGGGGATTACACGTCTCTATCTGCATTTGTAACGGGAGAGGCTCGCGATCTTGTTACAGAAGATGAGATATCGGTAGCTAAGTGCCGTTGTACCAATGGGAGTGCTGATTCTACAAATATAACAATCAATGGATTTACTACGGATTCGACACACTACGT